CCCCCTAAACTAACAATAAAAACAAAGCCAAAAAAGATAGATAAAGCATAAAAATAAACGCAGTATTCTCTTGGTAAAGGACCAAAATATTTATCCATAAAATTATTCATTTGAACTATATTATCTATTTAGAAAATAACTAAAAAGTTAATAAAATATTAAATAATTATAATTTTTACTAAAATATATTAATGTGTTAAAACTACTTAAATAAATTAAGTAAAATCTTACATAATGAATAATATAACAACATATACAACTCAAAATGATTTACTATTAAAAAATCTATTAGTTTTTTATAAAGTAGAAGATGAAGATGAAAATTATAATATAAATAATAATTTGGATAAGATGCTTCGTATAATAACAGGTGAATCAAAAATTTCACTTCGTATTGTTGATTGGTTTGCAACTAATTATGCTAAAAAATATTATACTATTTATGAAATTAAAGATAATTTTAATTTAAATGATGTAAAACGTTTTAAGGTTTATGATGATTATAAATTAAAATTAAAAGCATATTCTAAACGCAGATTTGATCCATTTTGTCGTTGGGATAGAATTAGTATTCCTTATACAAAAGGAAATAGTATTGAAACAACTATTGGTCAATTAAATTTTTTTAAATGGGCATTAGAAAATAAAGTGGTTGATTATATTGAAAAAAATTATGATACTATTGAAAAAGATATGAATTCACGTAATAGTACAAGTAAGCGTAAGGAACTAAAGATAGATAATAATACAAATTCTAAAACTAGAAAGAAGAGAGAGGAATTATCTATTTCAGCAACAAAAAGCATTAAAAAAGAAAAGGTTGAGATTATTGTAAAATTTAATTAGTAATAATTTATAATAATAAATATAATTATAATTTTTTATAGCTATAATTATATAATAAATAATAAATAATGAATAATATTCAAAAAAGATTTTTATTATTTTTATTAGGTTGTATACCAACTCGTTTATTATTTGTTTATCTAGCTAAAAATTCTAATAAATATTGGTTACAAATGCTTGGCTACTTAGCTTTATTACCTACAATAGGATTTTTTTATATTTATTTTACAAAATCAAGACAAACAGGTGCAGAAGTATTTGGAGATAAAATTTGGTGGAATAATTTAAGACCTATTCATGGTTTATTATATTTACTATTTGCAATAAATGCTATTAATAGTAATAATATGGCATATATATATTTGTTAGTTGATGTAATATTTGGACTAACTAGTTTTTTGATATTTCATTATATAAATAGTGATTTTTTCAAATTATAAAGACTTTAATAAATAATAAACTAAATATAAAAAATAATATTTAAAAATAATACAAATATTAAATATTATAGATAATAATTAATAATTAATAATGGGTCAAAGTGCTTCTATACAAAATATAAACTATGAAGATATACAAACAATTATAAAAAATCCTGAAGTATTTTTATTAATAAATACATTACCTAATTCAGAACAGCAATGTTTAATAACAAATACTATATTCGCAGATAGAGAAGAAGAGTTAATTAATAATTTTTTTAATTCTAATAAAGGTATTAGAATTGTAATTTATGGAAAAAATTGCAATGATGAAAGTGTAAAAATAAAATGCAATAAATTAGCAACTATGGGGTTCTACAATTTATATTGTTATAATGGAGGATTATTTGAGTGGCTTTTATTGCAAGATATTTATGGTTTTGATTTATTCCCAACAACAAAAAAAGAATTAGATTTACTAAAATTTAAACCAAAATCAGTATTAAATATGCATTTACTTGAATATTGAAATAATATTATAGTAATTATATAATAATAATTTAATAAAATAATTCTTTCATATTCATACTGTAATACTTAATAAAATCTATTTTTTCATTTTCATCTAATCTTTCAAGAACCAAAATTAAGAGTTCAAATGCTTCTCTAAAATCTTTATAATAAATATACTTATCTAGATTTTGACATTTCTACATACATTTTTCTATTGTCTTTTTTTGATTCAACAACATCTAAATTCATTTCAATAATATAAATTGTCTTCATTTCTTTATATTATTATATAAATAAACTATTTTACTAATAAACTATTTTACTAATAAACTATTTTACTAATAAACTATTTTACTAATAAACTATTTTACTAATAAACTAGTATTGGCTAATTGATCTGCACGCTTATTTTTATTACGTAAAATATGCATAAACTCTATATAGTCAAACTTTTTTATTAATTCTTTTACCTCATTATATAATGGAATTAAATTATCTGATTTTACTTTGTATTTATTTGTTACTTGATTTATTACTAGTTGACTATCACCAAATATAGTAACTGATGTTATTCCATGCATAATAAGTGCTAATAAGCCTTCAATTAACGCCATATATTCAGCTTCATTATTAGTTTTTATACCAATTGCTTTGTTTATTACAATAATTTCTTCAAGATTAGAATTATATACAACAACTCCAATACCAGCTTCTCCAGGATTATTTTTACTACAACCGTCAAAATACATTGTATATGGTGTTAATGGATATATTTTTGGATTCATATAGATTATTATATATTTATAATTTTATAATATAAATTATTTCAATTTTAAGTTATTTATTTATATATTATTAATATATAAATAATGAATTATTTGTTAGTTATTGCTTTTTTGTTAAATATATTTTCTAATTTAAAATTAGTTACTTCAGATACAGAGTGTCCTAATGTATCTTGTTTTGGAGATAGAAGACAATCAAAAAATAGTCTACGTTTAGTTCAATATAATGTTGAATGGCTTTTTATTGATTATTATAGTCCTATGGATTGTCCTGGAAATGGATGTACTTGGAAAAGTATAACTGATGCCGAAACACATATGAATTATATTGCAAATACTATAAATGTATTAAAACCAGATATAATAAATCTATGTGAAGTAGAAGGTTGTGATGAATTAAATATGTTAACACAATTACTAACTAACAGTAATGATTATAATGTATATCTTAAAAAAGGAACTGATACTGGAACAGGTCAAAATGTTGGATTAATAACTAAGATTGATCCTATAATTAATTTATATAGAAGTGAAGAAAAAGTAGAATATCCTATTCCAGAATCAACTTGTGGCTATATTGGTTCACCTTCAACTACAACAGTTTCAAAACATTATATAACAGAATTTAAAGTAATGAGTACAAATTCAGTAAAAACAATTAATATAGCTTTAATAGGAGCTCATTTAATAGCAATTCCAACTGATTCTAAAAGATGTGCACAACGTGAAGGTCAAGCACAAATTCTACAAAACATAATTTATTCTTATATTCAAAAAGGATATGAAATAATTGTTATAGGAGATATGAATGATTATGATAAACAAGTTTTAGATTTAAATTCTGATATTCCATTATCTTCTGCACTTGAAATTATAAAAGGTTCAAAAGGCAATAAAAAAGACTTATATAGTCTTACTAATGTTGCTTATAAAATATCTCAAAATGAAAGATTTTCTGATTGGTATGATTCAGATAATAACTGTAATACAACTAGCAATAAAGATTATTCAATGATAGATCATATACTTGTAACAAAAAATATCGATACAAAAATAGCAAATGCATATATTTATCACGGTTATAAAGAATATTGTGGAAAATGGGATTCGGATCATTTTCCAGTTGTTATTGATTTTTCTTTCTAAAAATAAAATAAAATATAATAAAGTAAAAAATATAGTTTCTTTAAGTAGTTTAGAAATATATTATAAAAACAATTTAAAGAGTCTTTAAGTAGTTTAATAATATATTATTTACACCCAAGAAATCATTCTATCAACATCTTGTAGCCAATTATCTAATATATTTGGATCTTCATATATATCATTATTACCATCTAATTCAGTTAACATAACTTTCATATTATTTACAAATTCAGTATAAATAAATTCAGTATGATATTTATGACAATCTTCCAAATATGCTAATGGAATAACTTCTTCACCTTGTCTTGCACGCTTATGTATACGTTCATAACATTTTTTTGGATCAGCATTAACATAAATAGCTCCATTAATAGTATAATCCTTTGCAAATTCATCAAACCAGTTATTATATATTGAATAACATACATCTTCTATTTTGCCTTGATCATATAACATCTTAGCAAATACATATTTATCAGTATACAAACAACGTTCAGTAAATATAATTGCATTTTTTATACCTTTTTCTTCAATATTTTTAACAGCATCTCTAAGTATTTTTAGTCTTGAAATATATGCCATCATTTGAAAAGAGAATGAATATTTTTCTTGATCTGCATAAAATTTTTGAAGCATTGTATTACCATTACTATCAATAATTTTTTCCCATTCATCAACAGGTTCTTTTAAAAATATGATATTTTCATGATCTTCATATTTTTTACGCAAATTATGTAATAATGTAGTTTTTCCAGAACCAATATTACCTTCAATAGGAATAATTTTAATAGACATTATAAATAATTATAGAATTTATTAATAGAAATATTACTTATTTTAGTTTTCTAAATTACTAGAAGTTAGATATCCTTTTCAATTTTTTATTTATAAAAAAATTGATTTTAATTATTACTATTTAAAGATATATAAACATAATATATTACCTTAAACTTAATTTAATAAAGTTTATTAAACTAGCTACTACTTTATTTATAAAATGGATTTAAAACAAAGAAAATTATCTAAATCTGAATGGGATTCCATTGAAATTCCGGTATCTTCAACAGAATTAGAAGTACTTAAATTGATTATTTCTGGTTATCATAATGTTAATATAAAAATAAATAATTCTAATTCTATATTTACATTTTTAAAAATAGATTATTCACCTCAAATTGAAGAATATATGTATAGTAAATATTTTGCAAATGATATAAAAATGCTTGTGAATAAGTATAATATAACTTTTATTGAAATAATTAATATAAATAAAAAGAAACAAAGATATAATGAAAATGATAATAAAATTATAAAAAAAAATCAAGAACTTACATATAAAATAGAAGTATGTGAAATTGTTAGATTAAATAGTGTTGATCAAGTTCGAATTAGTAAATTTGATACTCTTGATATTTCAAAAATAGATTTATTTGATATTATTTTATTTAATCATTTAAAACTAATGATAGAAAATAAATATAATAATACTAGTAATACATTATGGTTATATCATTATTATACGTTATCTAAGTTAATAAATTATAATGTTTTAAATGTAAACAGAATTCTTATTGATATTATTAGATGCTTTTTAAATAATATTGAAAGAGAAAATATTGAATTAATTGAGATTATAAAAAAATCACAAGACTATATTGAAAAAAATAGAGATTTATTAAAATATGCTGATATGCAACTATATGAACATCAAAAAGATATATTTACTTGTTTAAAAAGAAATTCTACAAATAATTCAAAAAAAGATTTATATAGAACTACATCAATAGATGAATCTTTATTAGATAAAGCAAATTTAATATTATATATTGCTCCTACTGGTACTGGAAAAACACTTACACCACTAGGTCTATCTGAAAAATATAAAGTTATATTTGTGTGTGCAGCAAGACACGTTGGATTAGCATTAGCTCGTTCAGCAATATCAATTAATAAAAAAATAGCATTTGCATTTGGTTGTTCTAGTGCACAAGATGTGAGACTACATTATTTTGCAGCAAAAGATTATACTACTGACTGGCGTAGTGGAAAAATTAGAAAGGTAGACAATACTGTTGGAGATAAAGTTGAAATAATTATTTGCGATATTCGTTCTTATTTACCTGCTATGTATTATATGTTAGCTTTTAATAAAGCAAATGATATTTTAACTTATTGGGATGAACCAACTATTTCATTAGATTATAATAGCCATGAATTACATAAAATTATTAAAAAGAATTGGAGAGATAATATTATTCCTAATTTGGTTTTATCGTCTGCTACTTTACCTAAAGAAAATGAATTAGAACATACAATTACAGATTTTAAAGAAAAATTTAAAAATACAACTGTACATAATATTGTTAGTCATGATTGTAAGAAAACAATTCCTCTAATTAATAATAATGGATATATTGTGATGCCTCATTATCTTAATGAAAATTATGATAAAATACTATCTATTGTGGAAAATTGTGAAAGTAATCTTTCATTATTACGTTATTTTGATTTAAATGAAACTGCAAAATTTATTTGTTATATTGAAGAAAATTGTTTAAGTAATTCTAAGGCAAGATTAAATAGACATTTTGCTTCTATTGAAGATATTGACATGAAAAATATTAAGATATTTTATTTAAAAGTTTTGAAAAATATTAATAAAGATAAATGGTGTTCTATATATAATTATTTTATAGAAAATAGAAATAAAACATTACATACTAATAATACTATTGATAATAAAGGTAATACTATTACTAAAAATAATAGTGTTGGACCTGGAATAAATATTAGTAATTCTAATGCAGGAAAACCACTAACTAGATTAGCTTCAGAGCAAATTACTACAAGTAATATAAATGTATCAGCTAATTCTGAACCACCAGGAAGTAGTGGTGTATATATAACTACTAAAGATGCATATACATTAACAGATGGTCCTACTATATTTATTGCAAATGATCTTCAAAAAATTGCAAAATTTTGTATTCAACAGTCTAATATTCCTGCTAGCGTAATGAAATCTGTATATGACAATATTGATTTTAATAATGAATTAAATAAAAAAATTGCTGAGATTGAAGAAATTTTAGAAACAGAAGAAAAAAAATTACTTGGTCCTAATGGAAGTAATAATAATTCTAAAACTGGTTCTAAAAAGGAAGATTCAAAAAAAGCAAATAAATTAATTGATAAAAGTAATGATGCTAATTTAAGTAAGTTAAGAGAACAAAGAGAGATACTTAGAGGAATGGTAAAAAGAACTTCTATAGATGATATATTTGTTCCAAATAAGTTACCTCATTTACAAAAATGGGCTATTGGATTATATACAAACAGAGCATTTACTAGTAATATCGATGAAGATATTGTATCTTCTATTATGTTATTAAATGATGTTGATGATAGTTGGAAAGTTTTGTTATTATTGGGTATTGGTGTATTTACTGAACATAAAAGTTCTTCTTATACAGAAATTATGAAGAAATTAGCTGATACTCAAAAGCTATATTTAATAATTGCTGATAGTGATTATATTTATGGAACTAATTATCAGTTTTGTCATGGTTATTTAAGTAAAGATTTAATCTTAACTCAAGAAAAAATTATTCAAGCTCTTGGTCGTATTGGAAGAAATAATATTCAACAAGAATATAGTGCAAGATTTAGAGATGATAGTCAAATAAATATATTATTTAAAAAATTTAATTCTGAAGAAAAACCTGAGGTGATTAATATGAATTGTCTATTTAATAGTAAAAATGTAAAATGGAATGGATCTAATTATGAAGAACAACAAGATATACTAGAAGAAGATCTACAAAATAATAGTAACAATGAATATAATAATTTTGATGATAATAATTCTGATGAAGATTATGTATTTGTTGAATAGATATATTTATAATGTAAAAAATGATGTAATATAAATAATATATAAATATTTTTTATGTTATTATAATGTATGAGAAAAACTTATAAAAATATTCAATATTACTTAAATGGATTAAAACGAAAAACATATAAAAATAAAAATTATTATCAAAAAGGTGGACAAGAAAATAGTTGTACTCCAGAAATTTCTAATTCGTTTTTTTTTGAAATATCAGATAAACATGTTACACAATTACCTGGTCTAAACTATGATTATTCATTTGAAGAAGAATGTATTCCATTATTAAAAAAAATGTATAATAATACTCTTATTAATATTAGTGCTACTTTTGATGAAGATAAACCATATTTAACACCTTTTATAAGTTATATTCGATCATTTAGAGAAAATATGTCTAAACGTAATAAACTAACAACACTATTATATTTATTTGGTCGTGAATTAGATGTAAATAATGTTTATTTAAATGGTATTTTGGAAATAGGAAAAGATAATTTTCAAAATATTTGTAGTTCAATAGAACAGAAGCAAAATCAATCAACTAACAATAATACTAATGAAAATATTCGAGTTAATTGTGGAATTAAAATTGTATTACCAACTATTTTTAAAAAGATTTTTGCAATCTATTCAAAAATACCTGATTTTGCAGGAAAATTTAAATATTATTTTATTAGTTATCAAGATATTATTGCTGATGCTTCTTTATCAAAAGAACAGAAGATTAAAAAGATTGATAATTTATTAAATGAAGAACATTATTCAATTATTAAAATATTTAATCAAAACTTAATATATTTGTTAGCTACATTACAAACTTCTGGAGAAACTATCTTAGAATATATAAATATTCA